CCCTTTTAAATTGGTGCCCCTAGTAGGATTCGAACCGAGTCATCGTAGGGTGTAAACCTACTGCCTTCCCATCTGGCCCACGGGACATATTCACTTTTGTTTAAACAAATTGATTGTGATGTCAACCAACATAAACAAGATCAAAGCAATAAAGGATAGAGGCCAAACGAAAGATAATACAGCAATTCTATCCAGTCGTAAAGTGGTTTCCTGATCAATACTATTGAGAAACCAAAATCCCGAAAAGAAGCCAAGTCCCACAAAAACATATAATCCCACAAAAAATTCCATAGCAAGTCCCCCTCATTTAAAATGGTGCGCTGGGTGGGATTCGAACCCACACGCCGAAGCACTAGTTTCTAAAACTAGCGTGTCTACCTTTTCACCACCAGCGCTAATGATTCACAAACAATTTTCTTTGCATTTTTACTTTTCCTCCAGGTCGGAGTTAAAGAATGACAATTTGGACATAAAGCTTCTAAATTTTCTCTAGAATTATTTAGTTTATTACCGTCTTTATGTTCTACTTCTAATGTAATTGGTTGTCCTAACCAATCAAAAAGTTTACATCTATTACAAGAAAATTTTTGTTCTTCTTTCACTCTTCTTTTCTTTTGCCCTACAGAAGATAATTCATCAAAATGTAAAGATTCATATCGAAATTTTCTGGCTATTTTTATTTTTTCTGATATTATTTTTCTTTTACATTCTAAAGACTTACTTCGTTTTTCAATATGTTCCTTAGATTGTTTTCTTCCTTTAAATTGACTAGGCCTCCCAGTTAATTTTTTGCTAATTTTTTCATTTATCTCTCGTCTTTTTAATTTTGTTGAGAAGGAACAAGCACATTTTTTACAACAAAATCTACCAGAACCATACAATCCTTCATGACTATTACCACAATTCTCACAGACCATTTTAATTCGAACTCCTAGATATTTTTTACTTTTTTATTATTTATAAAAGTTCGTTTTCTCAATTGGACTATAAGGGCATTTTGTTGGCACCAGTGCTCAGATTCGAACTGAGGTCAACGGTTTTGGAGACCGTCATGTTAGACCACTACACCACACTGATATTGGAGCCGGCCACAGGATTTGAACCTGCGTTGGGTTTCCCGACTGCTTACAAGGCAGTTGCTTTCGACCACTCAGCCAAACCGGCAATATTGGAGCGACCACTGAGACTCTAACTCAGTTCATCTGGGTGGAAGCCAGAGGTAATAAACCATATACGATGGTCGCTAAATGGTGCATCTTGTAGGTAATGATCCTACCGCCTCTTGCGTGTCGAGCAAGCGCTCTTCATCTGAGCTAAAGATGCATGGTGGAGCCAGACGGATTCGAACCGACGACATCATGCTTGCAAAGCACGCGCTCTCCCAACTGAGCTATGGCCCCCTTAGTTCAATTCTCAAGGGTATCGACATTTTAGTTCCTCGGTTCTAGTGCCTAAGCATTCCGCCCACCGAAAGTCCTTCTCAATTGGTCCGACGTATGGGATTTGAACCCATGATCTCCACGCTTGAAAGGCGGGTATGTTAGACCGCTACACCAACATCGGTTATACCAGCGAAGCATTATTCTTTATTATTCTTCCTTTATAATACCCAAGATTAATCCATTTGTCAATATCACAAGATTTTATTTTTTTGTTTTCACTACCATTCGTGATCCAGCAAGTTCCATATTGAGAGTTATCTGAACCAACATTTTTTGATTTTCTCATTTTCAACTTAGTTTGCTCTGTATGTTTTCTACCGTAAAAAAATCCGTTAGAATATATTTCTTTGGCTTTAATTAGAGCTTTTTTTGATCTTTGACGACTTTCTTCTCGAAATTTTTCATCATTATCATATTTAAGTCGCCATAACCTCAAAGTTTTTTCTATCGACATAAGACTGTTCAATCTTTTTTCAGTTAAAAATTTTTCTGGGTTACGGTTAATATAACTAAACCCACCATGTCCTCCTTCACAAAGATTATAACTTTGTTCAGAAATAACAACAAGTTCTTTTTCTTTATTCTTCATATCTTCTTCATTGTCAAAGACATAAAGAATTTCCTTGATAAAATTTTTAATTCCGTATTTCTTTACGGCTCTTTTCAAGAGCTTTCCAGAACCCATATAACCATCATCAAGATTATTGGTCTTGTGCATACCAATATAGAATTTGTTATTGATTTTATTTGTTATTTTATAAATTGTGTAAAACATACATTCTCTCAGTTGTTTAAATAGTTTTATTGACATTACTATTTATACAACTGAGAGTTTTATGTCTGCGTGGCTGGATTCGAACCAGCGATCTTCGCCTTCCAAGGGCGACAGTGTAACCAGACTCACCTACACGCAGTTATCAAATTGGCTCTGGTGGTAGGATTCGAACCTACAACGGCGTGATTAACAGTCACGTGCCTTTACCAATAAGGCTCCACCAGATCATTTTTGGTGAGTGAGGTAGGATTCGAACCTACAATGTTACCACAAAGGGAACGGTTTTACAGACCGTTGTAGAACCACCGTCTCTACAGCCCACTCAAATTTTAACAGGATACCTTTGTTATGTGCTACATGCATAAGTATATTGTTGCTGTTAGTATCCTTAAACTTTAAGAGTGGATCTCACGCTGTTTATCCACTTGGGTAGAATTTCGACTCCCTGGCTTGAAGGCCAGTTGTAGTATCTACCTATTTTTTGGTAGGAGTGTACGGATTCGAACCGATATGTTCTTAAAGAACGTTGCTGCATGGAGCCTTAAACTGGTCATCGAAGAAGGATTTGCGCCCCCACTACCGGTTTCTACGCGGCGTTCTCAAAATTAAACTACTCGACGTTAAATTTATCAGGATCGTGGCCGGCCAGGGCCACATCCCCCATAAGTGGCGGGGGAATTTGGATTCGAACCAAATAGGTATCTGTTGCAGTACCGATCCTAAAATGGTGCCTCATGAGAGAATCGAACTCTCATTACTGGGTTACAAAGCCAGTGTTCTGCCATTGAACTAAAGAGGCTTTATTAGTTTTTAGGGCAGTGAGGCCGTAGTGCTTTCCCCCACTTTAAGCCGGCTTGGTGCCAGCTATGTTACCGGTTCCGATCCTTACGGGCTCAGATACCCTAATATTGGTGCAAGTGGCAGAATTCGAATCTGCGTTGCCACGCTCATCAGGCGCGTCCCTCACCACTCGGGCACACTTGCATAGTTGGTACGCCTGGCCAGAATTGAACTGACATCGTTCTCCCATCTAGAGATCATGGCTTATAAGACCACCGCACTACCATTGTGCTACAGGCGCGTAAACTCTCAATTCTTATAAATATTATAACACCAGATAGAAAAGGAAACAACATGTTTTTAGAGAACAAATATTCAAAGTGGTATTATAATATAATTATAAATGCCATGGCGCAAAACAGATCAAAGAAAGATTCTTATTTTGAGAATCATCATATATTACCCAAATCACTAGGAGGCACTAACACATCATCCAACCTTGTACTGTTAACAGCGAGAGAACATTTTATATGTCATATGCTGTTGATCAAAATGTGTAAAGACACTAATCAAAAAATTAAAATGTGTCGAGCACTCATGTACTTGAAAGGCGGTAACAAAACTCAAACGAGATATATTAACGCCAGAATATATGAACATGTTAGAGTAGAATATAATTTTTTAAGACATTCAACTTATAACCGTGAACTGGATATAGAGCGTCGACAAAAAATTGCAGAAACAATGAAGAAAAGGTGGCAAGACGAAGAATACCGAAAAAATCACGCATTTTTAAAAATATCTAAAGCAGAAAGATCTTTAAGAGGTAAGAAAGGCAATGCAGCTTATCAGAAAATAAGAAAAGCAAACCCTAAGATCAAAAAGCCGCCTACGTATAAGGACATACACATTTTAAAGAATGGCCATACAAAGATTATCAAGAATAACCAATTTCCTGCGTATCAAAAATATGGTTGGGTCCGTTTATAAGGCCTCCCTGTGTACCAACACCCACTCCCATACTTATATTCTTTTATAACTGAATTAATGTCCTTTGTCAAGCATTAATTTATAACAGATGTGCTCCATGATTTCTAGTTCATTTAACCATCTTAGCCTTGGTTACCCTTGAACTAACATTTAACTAAATGAACATCTGTTCGTGGTTTATATTTTTCACCGTAGCCAAAAATATAAATCCATCTCATGATAACTGTCTGGAATTTATCAGTTAACGACTGAGCACATTTGATATAAATTTTGGCGGTCTCAGTAGGATTCGAACCTACAACCCCTCACTTAGAAGGCGAGTGCTCTATCCAGTTGAGCTATGAGACCTCATGTAAACCTTCACTTGAGTAGAATTGCGACGATGCCAAATTTGGCGGTCCTTGAAGGATTCGAACCCTCAGCCCTTTGCTTCGAAGGCAAATGCTCTATCCGGTTGAGCTAAAGAACCGAATTAGTGCTGGTTTTTCTGTTGCTAAGAAAACCAGCAAACTCCGAAGACTTTACGCCGCTAGACGAGTCTCCATGACAAAATTGTCGTTGTCATTTACGAGTTTTGCGCTTCTAACGGGATCGCACCCGAGACGAATTCTCATACTTCCTTGGTTAGTCGATCCTGATTTCCAGCCCACCTAAATTGACTAGCAATTCTAGCTTTCTCGGTAGATTTTTTTAATCTACCTCTTTGCCACCCCTCCGGAAATTGATCCAAAGAAAATTGCCCTTCACTTTCGTCGTCGTTGAACCAATATCTTTTGGTTCTAACTTTACGACCGTCTACATCAACTTCGTAACCAGAAACTCTTTTATGATAAGGAACGTTTGGGTCACCCCGTGTTCTCTTAGCATTCGTTATAACAGCACCTTTCTTGGTGCCTTCTCTGATAGCTATAAACGTACATTCATCGGAAGTAAGTAATCCCAACAAACCTTTCCAAGCTACCAGATCTTGCCAATTCCCATATTGATCGTACAATAATCTATGGGCTTCAGCGTGTTCTTCAATTGTAACTTCAATAATATTTTCTGGTTCGTTACCCCCACCCATATGTTTGGGGACAACATGATGTTTGTGCTTCAATAAATTAACTCCTGTCAATCCTTTTTATTATTTATGATCGACAGAGTTTTATCAACTTAGGTGGACTGGTCGGGTACTGCCCCCGAGTCCTAACCACATCCATATGGACATTTACGTCCATAGTCGATTTTACTAAATCGACAAAATTTAGTAAGAGAGACAACTGTTAATACAGTTGGTTGCCTCCTTAGATAATGGGCTTATTGTCGTTGCCATTTCCTATCGGACCCCTCAATTAAAGCTATTTGATTATAACCTAACCCCTGAACGAATTCACATTCAGTTTCTTGCTAGGACAAGCGATCTATTTCTCAGAACAAATCCTAGTGTTCTTGAGTTATCGACCCTTAAAAGGTTAAGCTATAATCAAATAGCTTATTCGGTTTATTCTAGTTTCATCACCGAAAGGTTTTTTGTGCACTAGACCTACAGCTAGTCTTATCTACAATCACACTTGGACTAGCACAAGTGTGTTAGAATAACTGTAAGACTCACGTCTATCTTACTGGGTAGAACTGCGACCTCATGGAGTATAAAGTCCATGTTAGTGTCTACCTATATTGGAGGAAGGCCGAGGTGTCGATCCCCATGCGGTTATTCACCGCACCCTCGGTTTTCAAGACCGGTCCCGGAGCCGTCCGAGTTGACCTTCCTTAAAACTCTTTCCGATTCAATTGTCAAACAGCGAAGGCTTAGTTAATTTGTTAACTTCACCTTATACTCTATTTATATATATTATTGCTTTTATCGTGTCAAGTTATTTTCACAAAAAAATCAAAAAATCTTTCCACTCAATTTCCAACTTGTATTTTTTAAAATTCGGTTTATTTTGAATTTTCCACGCATCTTGGAAAGAAAGAAACATCTCTGAAGATTGTATATCGTTCTGGTTTCTGATCCAGAATTTTCTAATGATCTGAGGTGCTAAATATACACCATCTTTATATTTCTTTGTGTCATCCATTATTTTAATTCTGTCCCGTCAGAAGCAATGATTTGATCAAAGGCATCATATACAAAATTCATGATATCAGAGTCAACAGAATGGAGAACCAAAGAGGTTTGGTTGATATGAGCCATCCGTCTCCATTTACGAATGAGACTATAAACCTCTTTGGGTATTAACTCTGCCATTAACTTAAAATCAACCATAACAGGCACGGGTAGCCTCTAATGGTTCTTCTTCATCATAAAAGATTTTTGTGCCTTCTTTATAGGCATGGTCGATTGACGCTGACAGGTCGGCCATATCCAATCCGAAATCTTCATACCCTTCAGCAATGACCTCCATATACCATGGTGAGGGGTAATAAATACCAGTTTCATTCATTCGGTAATAGAGGACTTGCTCATCCTGATAATTAAAATAGCATTTCCGATAAAGTCCACCTTTAACACCCTCGTAACGGTCAAGGGAAACTTCACAACTTTCTGTGATATTCCAAAGACCGCCAAGGAGAGTTGAACCTTGGTGGGGCTCAATGTCTGCATAACCTCTGAAGACAAGTCTCCAGTCAGGGATTATTATCCCAGTCTTTGGTGAGGCTTTTGGGCACCTCGCCTTCATCTGCTTGATATTTAAATTAGATCCATAAGCAAAATACAACATCGCAACACTCCTTAGTGCGTTATCACTTTAACAATGAGACCTGCGGCTGTCAAGTCTTTAATAAAATTTCGATGAGAATCATATCTCACCTTCTGCCCCGTCTGGAGCATAGCCCGTTGGGCTACAGAATACATGAATTTTTCGTCCGTTTTTCTAGGATCCCAAGACCTTCGACGCATATTGAGAACCACGGACTTTTCATCGTCATTTAGGTAAAATTTATCATCAATTTTAAACATTATGCTGCCTTAATACGTTCCTTGATATACATTATATTTTCTTCTGGCATAGAAGTCAAGACCTTTAAATATTCAAGGTCGTATTTCTTATCTTTAGGGATATCGTTACGTCGGTTACACTTGAATCTATAATGTGTTCTGCCTTTATAGATTCTTTTGGTGTAAGGTAGACCCGCCTTTTGTAACAGAACATGGAGAGGCAAAACGGCATATTGGCCAAATATTTTTAAAAAATCAGCATTACAAAATTCCGTATCATTATTTAAATGATCACAAAAGAAATCCTTGACCGCTTGAAAAACTCTTTCTGTTCTCAATGACCAAGGTAGTATATTTTTATGGATAGTAACGATTTTATTCACAACTTCTTCATATGTAGAAATAAAATCAACATCTAACTCATTTAGCCGAGTGGCTGAAACAACTAATTGACGACAAATGTCGATCCAGTTTTTAATTTTAGTAAATTCCAACGTCCCTGAATGATGACGGAACTCTACCGTTCCGTGAAGGAAAAAGGACTCAAAATTCAACTTCACATAACGATTTGAACCTGTTAAGGTTGAACTCAACCCCCTCAAGGTCGTCGCTGCGGCAAAGGCATTCGGTGAAAACTGCAATGATAGGCAATACGAATTGTTATTACCCCGACGTGATAATGGCATCATCTGATCCCATACCTCGTTTTCGAACTGAACATATAAAAAAGCCAACCGTTTGAAGAACATTATGTCCTTTTTGAACCCAGATGGCACACCAACATGAACATGGAACCCGCACCGTGAATTAATATAAGCATCAGTGTGCCCTAGGGCCTCTGTAACACGTCTAATAGCTTCTAACCCATCATCCCCCTTGAGAATAGGGGAGACAAGCTCAAACCCATTGATTAGAGAACCATCGGTGGTTAGCTTCCAGTAGTCTCTGACAAGATGGTTATATCGTTCTCCATGTATCATAGGACTGTTGGGCGGCATTGTATTTAAAAAGTTTGAGAAGCTATTCGCTGAGACATTAGTCTCGAACTCCAACTCAATACCGTAAGTCAAATCATTTATGTTCAAATTCAATCTCCTATGCTAACTGATGGGTCTCGTGCCTTTCACGCACATACATCTGCAGATCAACCGGCATCTTGATCACGTCGAAAAAGGAGCTGTCAGTGGCAATCTCGATTGTATAATAAAGGATTCGACCGATCCGCCGTTTCGTAAATGGCACTGACCCAGCTTCTAGCAATCCCCTGACGGTTCCCCAAGTAGACGAACCGATGGCTTGGTTAATCATCTCTTGGGAGAAAGACCGACCGGTCTTCCAACAATTAATAATTGCCAACCGTGCTCTTTTTTGAAACTCATTTGCGGTTCGCCGTTTGGGCTCATGAGTTTCAAAAGCAACCATTATGGGTCTAATATCCGCTTGAGGCTCAAGCGCAGTTAACACGAGATGACGACAGATGTCAACCCAATTTCTGATTTTGTATGGGGACAGAGTCCCTGAATGATGACGGAACTCTACCGTTCTGTGAAGGAAATATGATTGCAGATTGAGTTTCTTATAGCGATTTCTGCCAATCGTTGAAACAATGTCATTTATATTAACGCAATCATCAAGATCATCGAGATTTAATGATTTAAACCCCCTGCAATATCCATTTGCGTTACCACGACGTGATGGGGGCATCATTGCGTCAAATTCTGATTCATATGTCGCATAAAGCCGGGCAAGACGCTTAAAAAAGGGTATTTTATTGGGGATTTGGTTCACACCAATATGGACATGGAATCCGCATCTGTTGTCCAACGTGCACCCAAGGGATGTTAGTGTTTGACAAATCAGCGTTATATCCCTAAATCCATCATCCCCCTTGAGAATAGGGGAGACAAGCTCCATGCCGCCGCCCCCTAACGAACCATCGGTGGTTAACTTCCAATGTGGAAGCGTTCTATGGTTATAATTTTGAGCAGATGTTTTTACACCTGCATTGCTTAATCTTCTAGCTACAACGTTACGAGAAAGACTGGAATAAAACTCCAGCTCGATTCCAAAAGTTAGGTCTTCTAGATTCATAACCATTCTCCTTTATTATGCTAGATAGCATAATAAGTATTCACTAATAAGTCAAGAAGGAAAAGGGCCTTTCGGCCCTTTTCTATTAGTCCTGCGCCTTTCGGAAGCCCTCCGGCGTATATTCCCGTTGCCGGAAAATTTTGTAATCACCCGGAGGCACCAAGAGCGGAGCGTGAGTGTCAAACTCACGCAGGTGTGTAATCTCCGTTGGCTCGGAGACCGATAGAAACATTTCATACAGGTCAACCGTAGGTGTTCCCGCCGCTTTATAAGCGGCGACATTTTCTGCCTCCATAACGTGGTTATGGCCGGTTTCTGAATGAGCTACTGTAATCAGACCGTTTTCTGAAGGAATCCGTTCCATGTTCTCAGGGATATTATCCACCCTGAGAATCAGGAAATCTCCTTGTGCCGCGAAGCGTTCGAAAGTTTTGGCGTTATTAGACATAATATATTCTCCTTTTGTTTACCTATGATATTTATAACATCTTTGATATTTTTGTCAAGTCCTAACTTCAAGTTTTTTCAGCAGATCGCCGGGGACATTATATGTCCAAGCGTTCGCTTCGAGCGCCGTCTTCATTTCAGGCGGAACCGGAATCGCGAAGGTCCGTCCGGTTCCGCATTGGACCTTCAAAAACTTCTCCTTTCCGATTTCAGGAAGATCTACTTCCAGAAGAGTCCCAATCTGAGGGTCGCCGTCTTCATCGATGACTTTCGACTGAAGATCCTCTAGGATCCTCGCCCAGCCAAGGATTTCACAGGCGCAGCGTCGCTGTTCGATGTTCGGCCAAGTCAGAGCCACCTTGGCTGTCAACTCTGACTTCTTTTCGATCCACCCATCGGGAATACGGACACCATGCCAGATATACACCCCAAAGCCGTCACCATAGAGAATAGCCGGCCCGGTTTCAGAGTGAGTTCTCCCCTGCTCGTCGAACTTAACCGACACTGGGCGATCCTGAAAGACCACACAGTCGTCATAGAACGAAACCCACCCGCAGTGGTGAGCGAGGTCCATAAGCCCATCAAGCTTCTTTGTTGACTCGATGCCGAGTTCGTTACGAAAGAACTCGAAAAACCCCAACCAGTATGCGTCGTGGAACCCATAGGAGAATCCCAAAACGATGTCGTTTCTTGAGAAGGCCACACCGGTCTTCTCCTTGCTGATCTTCTGGATCAGCTCAACCGCCTCGGCAGGGGAGCGAGTCGCATAAAACTCGGTCGGGACAGGCTGTCCCGCCAGTTCATACGCCTTTATCGTCGCCGCCTTGGCTTTCTCGAAATCAAGGGGCTCCGTCGAGAGCCCAATCTTCAACCACTTGTCTCGGTATGAATCCAGAGCTGCTTCTTGCGCCGCAGTAAGCTTGTCAACCTTATTAGACATTTTATTATCCTCACTGTTTATGTTTAACTAACAATACGTATTATAATTGAGTCTTTTAGCACGTCAAGTGTTTTTTAGCATTTTTACGAATTTCTTCAAGAGACCAATTTTTAAAGTTTGTCTTTTCAGAAAATTGGAATTAAAACAGGTGTCATCCTGTATTCCACTCTCAAAGAATATATGTTACCAACGATTTATTCTTCTGTCAAGAGGTTTATTTCATCATTATATAAGTTATATCCTTCTTTTAATAATCTCTTAATCTGGTTTAATTTCTCTTCTCTTGTTAATGTTTTAAACCATTTTCGTCGAAGTGTTTTACTTCATCGATATTGACTGAGTATTTTATAAATGATCCACTTATTGTAGGTGTTTGATAATACCATAACAACCTACAATATGTGGTTATGAACTCACCATCAATCCACCTTTCCCCAAATTCCCAGTTATCACGATAGGTAATATTGCGAAATTCAATCTTCATTTGTTAACTTTCTATAGGCTCTGAAAACCAATTTATAAAAAGACAATAGATTCACTCCCAAAGTTGATCATAGGCTAGTTTCCAAACTAGTATATGAATCTGATAACAAATCCGATAATTTACTTTTTTCGAACTTCTCTATGAACATAATCCGAGAGTCGTTCTGAAACCTGAACACGAACTATATCTTTCACCAGTTTCATTTTGAAATCCTCCCTTTAGCCCAAAGTTGATCCCAGACTTGCTGATAGGCTTGATTCCAGACTTGATTAGAGACTTGATTAGAGACTTGATCCCTGACTTGATCACAGACTTGATCACAGACTTGATTCCAGACTTGATTATTCACCAGTTTCATTTTGAAATCCTGACTTGTTTCCAGACTTGCCAATAGACTTGTTCCCTGACTTGCCAAGAGATTTGTTCAGAGACTTGATTCCAGACTTGATCCATGACTTGTTTCAAGACTTGATCATAGACTTGCCAAGAGACTTGATCATAGACTTGATCCTTGACTTTATCTTTCACCAGTTTCATTTTGAAATCCTGACTTTATTCCAGACTTGATCCCTGACTTGCCAAGAGATTTGATCATAGACTTGATCCCTGACTTGATTCATGACTTGATCATAGACTTGATCCCTGACTTGATTCATGACTTGATCATAGACTTGATCCCTGACTTGCCAAGAGATTTGATCAGAGACTTGACTATTCACTAGTTTCATTTTAAACTCCGAATTTTATCCCTGACTTGATTCCTGACTTGATCCCTGACTTGCCAAGAGATTTGATCCCAGACTTGATTCCAGACTTGATCCATGACTTGTTTCAAGACTTGATCATAGACTTGCCAAGAGACTTGATCATAGACTTGATCATAGACTTGATCATAGACTTGCCGATAGACTTGCTTAGAGACTTTATCTCTCACTAGTTTCATTTAAAACCCTATAGCCAATAAAATCCCAATTCCGAGGAATGCCCCAGAAATATATTCCCCTAGATTAGGATTATCTAATCGCCAAGCTATATTATAACCATATGCCCACATTATAGCAGTCGGAATAACCAATGTCAAGGAAATATAGGTTCCTTGCATGAAAACGATCCATCCAAATATTAAAATACACAAAAGCCCTCTGACAGTTAGCATAATTGTGTCGACTGTTTCCTGACTTTGAATATGATTTCCGAGCCATTGATATAATGGTTTTAAAACTCCGCCTCTAAGATATTCAGGTGGGAAATGTCCCATATCAATCCATGCACCCCACGTCGGTAACATGAACATAAACCACATAACCCCGAGACCAACAGAAAACAAAACAGATTGCTTTAGAAATAAGATAGTTGCAGCTACGACCCCTATGGCTGCAACTATCTTCCAAGCCATTGTATTATCCCATAAGGGTTTCAATATGCCACCCCGGATGGAATTCAAAAACGCCATCCAGACTATGTAGAATATATAATTAACCAAGGTCATTCTCCATCAGAAAATCGTATCGTGGATTCATGATTGTCTCCATCATTATTGATGCGGGGTTAAAATCTACTCCAGAAAGTATACTCTTCATAATAGCTGGTGAAAAACCAGAAACCATAGCAACATACTGATTATCTTGCTTCGCAGGAACATTATCATACGACGCATTCAAATTCCAAAACACGACCTTCGGCATCTTATAATCACTCTCCTCATACAAAGTTCTAACCAACTGAAGAGCAGTTGGATTGCCATGATCCCTAGAAGGATCGAACTGCATATCAGATAGAATCAAAAGATATTCAGGCATATCTTCTTGAGGAACTTTATTCATACGTGCATGATCAAGGATCACTCTAAATGCGGCTTCGATATTCGTATTATAACCCCATTTTGAAGTCATAATTTGATTTAATTTCTGCTTCAATGTCCCCGAAACTTTATTTAGTTCGGGAGACTGTGAAAAGGTTAGAAACACATCTTTGTAAGCGCCTTTGTTCTTTTCTGCGAGATAAAATCCGAGAGACACAGCAACATCCATCGGTGTTAGGCCAGACTTGTCAACAGGTGACCAAGACATTGATCCTGATACATCGATCAATGGTAGAATATTCTGATCACCGACATAATCAGGCAATGCCTTCCACTGTTCTTCAGCAATTATAACATCATTATTACGTCTCATATCACGGATGACCTGATATGGATAGAGAGTTGCGGCATTGATCTTCGTTTCGCCTTTTATAAGGGATGTTTTATAAGCGTCATATCCAGTCCGATCATGACGTTGGAATGCCTTAGCATAAATTCTAGCTGCTTGTGATGGGACATGAGCATAATTGATATTTTCCCAATCACGGGCACACATATTCTGTTCAACAGTTTTAGAAGCACGGACAACGAAACGACGCCAATCGCCACGAGACATTTTAACCTCACGGCGCATAAAATTAGCTATCGAACCCTGACGGGGTGCCCATTTAGCTGCTAAACCATTCCCAGATGTAATCGCCTCAATGAAGAGTGTAGATACAAGTCGTCGGGCAATATCGTCCATATGTGGTTGACCTGTTGTAGCATCAAAAACAACCAACAGATCATCCCATCTCCCTATTTCAGGGAGTTTCATCAAAATATTCATGCAGTAACGTCCATAGGTATTAACGTTTGAAAACATGAATTTGAACGTGCTGCGGAATAAATCTCGCTCTCCCGCTCCACCACGAATGTCCCGTGCCCATAGTAGAATTCGAATGGCAAGGTCTGAATCCTCGACATAAGCCTTTACAAAATCGGCAGAGATATCTCTGCCGCGCGCCGAACCAATCTTATAGAAAAGATCGAGAGCAGAGGACGATGAAGATGAATGAGCTGTCATGCCATTCTCTGTCAAGGCTATTTGATTTGAAATGTTATTAACAAAGCTATTCATATTATTCTCCTTTTCAGAATACATTTTACTTTTTTGGAATGTAATTTTAAATGCTGTTAGTATTCTTGTAATTTAAACTATAAAATTTATCCCAGACTTGATCCCATAATTGCCAATAGACTTGATCATAGACTTGATCAGAGACTTGCCGAGAGACTTGATTCCAAACTTGTTCGTAGGCTTGATCCCAGACTTTATCTTTCACTGGTTTCACTAGTTTCATAACAACACCCTTCATGCTAATCGTAAAAAATTTAAAATCCGATTATATAAATTAGGAACATAATTTATACCTTTCGGCCCGCATTTTCCCGTATTCCTTTCATCAAAGCAATATGCTTTTTCTTTTGTATATCCTAGATATGGAATAATTTTAACAACCTGTTTCTGGGATAGTTGATCAAAATATTCTACAAATTTATCATAATTATATTCAGGATTTTTTAAAGTTTTTCTACACTTAGGATTAAACTTATCCTTTATAAAATATTTACAGGTATAACATTCTCTCATAATTCACCTATATTTCTTTTAATTATCTTGACCACGACAATCGGGAATCTAAAAGATTTATCTCCAGTTGTCAATAAATTTGTTGAGTTACCAACGTTCAAACCTTATCAGTCTTGATTCTATGATGAATTTGGTTTATTATAGATTTCAAACTTAAAAATCAGTTCATCTTAGAACTTCCTTCAATCTATCAGCGGCGTATGATGCCGCAAACGCCGCTGGTTTAACTTTCGGTGTCATATCACACATACCCTTGACATAACCAACAGCTTCATTTAAAATACATGATGATCCATGCAGCAAGTTTGGATTGATGTCAAGGTGAACTTCACAATGACGTTCACCAATCACGTCTACAAGATTTAAATACATCTCAGAAGCTTTCATTACTTCTTTCATCAATCGAATAGCGGGTTTGTTCTTTTTCTGGTCATAATCTTTCTCTGAAGAGATATCACCGAAAACCTTACAGCCATGCTTTCCATCAATGTGAACCACCACAGCAACTGTAAAATCAGCATACCACACGCCATTTCGACGGTGTCTCTCAGAATCTGCACCGATATAAACTTTAGTCTCATCCGAAGAATTTGAGATATAATTTTTCACTTCATCAATATTAAATTTCATTTCAAGCTAACCTCTACTTGTTTTGAATTCTATCCTAGATTTTATCTCCCCAGATTTCTAAAGGGAACAGGCTCGTCTAAAATAAACACAGACTGTGACTACATCCTAGACTTTATCTACAATTTGATCCTGAACTTTATTGATTATAAGTTTCATTTCAATTTCCTGACTTGTTCCATAACTTGTTCCCATACTTGCCGAGAGACTTGATTCGTGACTTGATTACAGACTTGTTTCCAGACTTGCCAATAGACTTGTTCCCTGACTTGCCAAGAGATTTGTTCAGAGACTTGAACATAGACTTGATTCCAGACTTGATTCCTGACTTGATTCGAGACTTGGTTTATGAATTTATCCTTATCTCTGACTTTATCTTTCACTAATTTCATTTCAAATTCCTATATCTAAATTCCGATGGATACCCGAAATATATTCCCTTTGGTTTATTAATATTTAACCATCTACTCGACGATAGTAGTCGCCCTGTTGTTTTATTGCTCTTGCCAATAAAACAACAGGTCTAGACCACCTTAGCAAGGATATGAATATGCTTCCAGAATGATCCAGTCGCTAACCAGATCAGAATGGCGATCATGATTGCTGAAGTCATAAGCCGATTAAAAATATCAAGATTGATCATATCAAACTCCTTTTCCACAATGTCATATTATACGGTAACATCAAAAATGTCAATAAGAATTTCAGAATGATTCTAAGTATTGTAGATGAGGTGTTACGGTCCCGCCAGAGGTTTAAACGAGCCAACTCCGCGACCGAATTATTTAAATATCCATGTTAAAATTTAAAGACTATTTTAAAATCTCATATTCAACCGCTTTATGTTCTAACTTGCCTTTCAAATCTGATTTAATCAGATCAGTTAATGCCTTAAGATTATTTGTTGGAATCTTAAGTTCTGTAGCAACAGAATTTAAAATATAGCAAATCACCTCGTTAGTAAATTTATTAATGACCGAATAAGCTAAAGAAGCATATTCGGATTTAATAACAGTTTTTGATGCCATTAGATTATCAAAAAACCTAACGATCTCAAGCAAGGAATCTGAAGGTGTAAAACGGCAACGTTTTAAAGCATTGTTCCATCTCGTTCGAGACACCCCGGCTGTAAATTCATAACCTTGTAACATGGTTTGAACTTCGTTAATATAGTCGATCATCTGCAATTTCTGACTCCTACAATTTCGTCCAAGTGCTTTCTTTATCGGCCATTTTTTGAACCCCGAAACTACTATCTCGCGAACAGATTGCCCATTCAAGTATGAAAAGATTGCACTTTTATCTTTAAGATCGGAAAGACCGATTGCTTTTCTATCAGACCCATATTGTTCAATAACACGGTCAATATACAATTTTAAATTCAACATACTAGATTCAAGTCTGACTTCTAAGCGTTTGGTTAAATCTTCTATATATTTAATATCATCATTAGTCAATGAAGGCAGAATATCATCAACTGATTCGTCGAGAATCATTCTGACAACATTATGTTCTTTAGAAACCAAATCTTCCGATTTGTGATTTTTTAAATACCAATCACCTTTGGCCTTGACCATTTGCCCGTCTAAAAATCTAACAACAAACCCTTCTTGGTCTTGAAGTTCTTTCGTCGTTTTCATAAATTCTTTGAAGTTTGTTGCGGGAGGCGAGTATGCAGCAACAATATACAATCCGGGATATTTATCCCGATATGTTAACATCTTAACATAAGAGTCATATTCACCAGTAAAATTATCTCTAACTCCAGTCAAAATTAATCTTGGTTCTGGATATTCAATCACGATCTTATTTGTCGGTGACACCCACTCAAAAATCGGCGTTTTATTCTCATCAATTCGATCTTTGATGAAAGTTAACTCAATATCACTAACATGACGTTCAACATCTAAAGCTATGTCGGTGATACCCATTTTGGTCCCAAATCGGATCTTACCATTCAATAAGAATGGGGCAATCATCGATCCATCCAACTTCTCTAAAATTAAATGGTTAGACATCATTTTATCAGAAATGATGTTCGATTGGGTTTCGGGTTTTCGCCGATATTAAAAAACTTATGATACGGGCGGCGGATGATATCGCCACGTGAATTAAAAGTGATTCCTCGACATTCCTTTTCATAGGCGTTTGAAAAAGTTGTAGGAGTGGAAACCACATAATTGATAATGAAATATCCTAGCCTCTCGATCAGGATAAATTCTGGTTTATCCTTCACAAATGGAAGGACATCATCAAGTTTCTTGATGATCGGAAAGGTTAATTCCACCCCCTATCGTCCTCCATATCTCCGTATTTCTTCTGATAGTCTTTATCTTTTTTGTTATGGCTCTTTTTACGAGCCATTTTTTCACGCCGCTGAAGCTTTTCGGCTTCAGCGTCAAATTCTGTTTCACTTGAAGAGTTATTCGCATAACGATGATTCTTGGACATATTCTTTTCCTCATTAGTCCGTTAACAAGTTTATAATATAGTATTATGATCTCTTGTCAAGTGTTTTTGGTAGCAGGTCTTTTATTTTTCTAACCCGAACCATAATCCATATATTATAGAAATCATCAGATTCAAGAGCCTTTCGTTCAATCTGTTCTTTTAATTCCATGTAAGACATTTGCGTCTTATTAGAGCACAGATGAAGGATCTCTCTTTTAAAATTTTCTTTCCCTAATTCGACTACATCATTCTTCAGTATATCAGACGAACCATAATAGTCATTCCAGTCTGAAGTGACAAGAACTCTTTTCTTCTTTTTCTTTATTTGTTTTCGTTTACTAAATTTAAATAATTTCTTACCGATATATTTGCGACCTGATACAAGATTTGTAATCAGATATACAAACCCAATATTAGACCCGATATCTTCTTCTGTAAGCTCTTTATCCTTATAATACCAAGACACGCAATACCCTTTTTAGGTATTTATCATGTCCTCAGTATTCTTTTTAATTACATCTAGGTTACGTTGAATCTGTTTGACTTTATCAAATCTCATTCTGTATAAGAGATTTTTAATATCAGTTTCAAGGGTGTTCAATCTATCAATATTTTTATCGGTTTTAACAACCAACTTCTTTCTATATGCTTCAAGATTTGATAATCTTCTCATTTAGAATATTTAACAACCATGTGAAGCCATATCGAATTAGCTAAAACCATACCCACAGCCGCAATAGCAGAATAAGGCTGGATCAATGACGAATAATAATATATGTTGAAACACCCCCACATTAAAAAGAATGTGGGGGTTAGGGGCGAAATTCCCCTAACGATTTTTGTTCTAAATGACTTAAAAAATGTAGGAATCATGAATATAATTCCTAACATTTCAAAAGATGCATTTACAAAATCAGCAGTCATTACATACCTAAAGCAGTTAGATACAGATCTAGAATAGCTTCCATTTCCTGTCTCTCAACCCTGCCCTGTTTACGGATACGAAGCACTTGCCGCACGACCTTGGTATGAAAACCACGGCCCTTCATTTCAAGGAAAATTTCTTTGATGTCTTCTGATAATGCCGACTTTTCTTCATTAAGACGCTCAATACGCTCAATGAACTGTTTTAACTCTTGTCCTACAATTTCCGTCATAGTTTTAATATCTCTCCATTGTCTGTTGAATAATACACATTCTTAATGTTAAAAACACTAATGGCTGCTTGACAACCAGAACACGGTCTGGCCAGACCATATTCCCAGTCTTTACTTATCATATTCTTCTTGGCACGAATAACGAACATCGTGCATCGTTTCAACCTATCAAGTCCAATCTTCTTTGTGGCTTTATAAATCGCATTAATCTCTGCATGAATCCAGAGAGCCTTCTCATTCTTTTGAAATCTGGACTGAAAAGAATGCGTTTTACTTTGGTTGTTTCCAATGGCAATTAATTCCTTACCATCAAAAATAGCGGCAACAACCCGTGCATTTGATACGGGAGTTGATTGACAAGCTAGGTTGAAAAGTTTGTCAATCTTAGATTGTTTAAGCATTTCACCTTTCCATTTCACACTCCTATTTTATATGATTCTAGGTATCAGTCAAGGTTTTGCTGCTTGAAAATGCATTCCATCGCAGGATCTACCAGACCATCTACCACCCCAGACCCAACCCTCATCTTCAAAAGCCTTGATAACCTCTGGATGATTTAAGAAGTTGGGCGTCGTGTCGTGGAATCCATTTCGACCGGGGTCAAGATCGATAGCACAACCCCACGAATGCATCGATAGTTGTGAACCACCGCGCATTAAGCGGTAATTATATGTTCCACCATATATTGACACTCCCCAATTGTCAATTGTTTTCTGTGATTTACCTGAAGAATCCCATATCTGATTAAACACTCTAAGCAAGGATTCAGAGCACTTCTTATGCACTCGAATCTTTCTAACAGGTCTTGAATCATACGTCATTTTAAAAGGGGGTTCTATGTAACAAAGATTTTCAGACTCCCATTTAGCCGATGGACGCCCATTCGATCCTCTTGGATTCCCGTAAAACGTATTACATTCTGATTGTCGCGGCCAGTTTTGTTTCATAATGACTCCTTAAATTTGATAGCTTTTTCGATGTCTGTAAATCCATAGATTCCAGAATTAAAGTCTTTAGCACGTGGGTCGATTACAATCGCTGCCGAGGCCCCGTGTATAGATGATGAAAAACCATTGACAATTGAGTAATGATCTAAATACTTATATCCTCTTACTCTAAATGCATGGATGACCGAACCATCTGTCGGCAATTCTTCCGTATAATAACCCCAATCATGTCTATGACCGGCAACGAATACGCATGACTTAGCTAATTCTTTAGCTTTTTTCACGGCTCCATGAACCTTATTTGTTACAGATGATCCTTTAAAATCATGTGCAAGCCAAATAGGAACTTCGAGTCCTGAAGGAAATGTCACTGAGACCTTTGCTTCCCAATCCTCAATTAAGATTGATTTGCGGTTCATAGATTTAATAATATGTGAACCATGTTCCCAGCAATCATGGTTCCCAGTTACCCAACCAAGCCATCTGATACCAGCATCATTTAAAAACCAATCGATCAATCGTCGAGCGGTTTCAAGAGATGTATCTTGTTCAGAATATAACTTCATCAAACGACCAGTCCAGTTATTAGTCGTGTCACCAATATTAAACGCATACACGTCTGGTCGATTCATCAGTTCGATGTGCTGTCTCAATAGCTTTAAATTACAGCCATTATCGTCTAGATGAGGATCACCGACGAACACCACGACAACTGGTTTATCAGTATTCATTGAAATCTTCTGCCAATTCTTGGCTTCTTGATTTTCAATTCTCTTCTCATTTCTGATTTCTAGAATATCAAGTATTTCGTTGATTGGGATGTCAGATGGAGGTAAAGTTTCAAATTGAACTATTTCCTCTTCTTTATAAAGCTCCCAAGATGGAACAAAATTCTCTTGATCATCAATAAAGAGACTTGTTTCCTTTTCTACCCACCTTCTTAATGCAGAGGCAGAGATATCCAATATCTTCGCTGCCTCAACTATTGAAGAACCCTTACCTCCCTTTTCACCAAGAGGCGTATAACCTTTTCTCAACAAATCATTAATCGTTGTTTGTCTTAACTTTCTATCACTAATATCCAATTTTGTTCCCTTATGTGATAAGAGGCTTTCCTATCACCTTCTTTCCATTATATAAATTTGAATTTTTGATCTGTAAAATTCTTTGTCTTGCCTCTTTTATTGTCCTAACAGGGATGGAGGCCCGAATAATGTTCTTGTTATCAAGGTATTCAATTTGAATCTTCATGACCTTCCCTCCTCTTGTTATTTAATTAATCACCGCCACCAGAATCACTACCAGAATCACTACCTGATGACCAATATGACTTCACAACTTCAGCAAAGTTGGGAATCAAGTCTGCTTGTCGCTTTAATTGATTCTGATATTCAGCATAAGAGACATTCACTGCTTCCTCATAAGGCACCAGTCGATTATATGAGGAGGAGGCGGTTAGGAGAGAACCCCCTCCTAACACAAAAACCAAACTTAACACAGGAACCATCTTATTCATTTTAAATTCCTTTCTCATTAATCGTCTGTGATTAAATTATCAAAGAATGACAAATCATCGTCATCTGTTCTAGCTTCTGGTGGGGTAGCTTTCTTTTCCTCTGGAGCTTTATCCTTCGGTTTCGGTTTCGGTTTTGTTATTTCTTCGATGAACTTGTCATCCTCTTTATCTGTCTTAGGCAGGCCCTCTTTCATAAACAATGGTTCCTCTTCACCGTTACCGAGAGCCTTATTAAGTCGATTGTTTAGCTCCTCATATGTTTTAAACTGTGATGGATCGATAAACTGTTGTAATGAATGCTCGGAATTTAAAACAGATTCTATCTGTTCCTCAGATAGAATATCTAATAATGACTTCTGGGAATCAAATGAACATAGATCCCAGTTCCTCATTTTCTTTCCATTAATAACATTAGTCGAAATCTTAATTCTAAAATTGCAACCATCAACAATATCAAATGGATTGATCGGATCTTCACCAAATTCAGGAAATTGAAGGGTTTTAATCTTTTCCATGATCTTTCGGCCGTAACGGAATAAGAATGTCTTACCTTCGTTCTCTGGCTTGGAAGGATCTTTGATAACCAGAATATTAGAATAGAACCAAACTTTTCGACCGCGCGCTCTTGCGAGAGCCTTAGCTTCTTCGGTTCCTTGAGTCCATAGCTTATTCAACATTTCCTGTGCAGGGTCTTTCTGCTTCAATGTTGTAAGAGAGTTTTCAATATACCAACCGCCCGGTCCTTGCCATCCGTATGAATAAACCGTGACGAATGTATGGTCTTCTCCGGGTGGCTTTGGTAAGAACCTGATGATGGCGGATGCCTTATCAGTCTCATCAAGGGTTGGTTGCCAGAAACGCTTATCTTCTTCTCGTTCAAACTTCTTCTCTAATGATTCAACCGCCTGTCTTAGCTTATCTGAATCGTTCTTTCTATTGTTCATTAATTCCTGTAATCTACTCATTATGCTCCTTTAAACTTTTCTTTAACGATTGATCTAATTTCTTCTTTTTTATATCTGATAAACGGTATATATTTTTTAATTTTGTTTGATATCATAGGCCACATCGGGTCTATGACTGTTTTATCCCAATAAGATTGGGACTTAGTTAAGTCTAATAATATTGCTATAGTCTCAATTGAGACTTCTTTATTATAATACAACTTCAAAAGATAAGGCGTTTGACCGTCTTTCACTTTGAAATTGTTATCAAAGTCTTCAAGTAAAGCGTCTAGTTCTTTTTTAAAGACATATGTTATTGACTTAACCCGTTTTACCCAATCATAATATGTCTCATCAGTCTTTTTCAAAGCAAAGTCTGCAGGGGAAAAATCATTTCTCTCAACGAAATTAGAGAGCAATAATTCCTTTGGATGCCTCTTCTTTGCTAAGACATAGAAGAATGCAGCATCGTTTCGCTTTGTCAAAGCGTCTTTAGTGGCAGACACCGCACCATTATATTTAAAATAGTCATAATCAGAATTGAAATGACTTTTCAGTGCGATATATTCTTTATATAGGTCAAACGGAGTCAACCATAAACTCCTCCAAAGTCGATCCCTTATCTTTCTTTATAAGATGAAGATCCTCAGCCTCTTCCTTTAATCTTAGGATAAAAATCGGATCTGTTTTTAGTATAATAGAAACTGTCTCAATGTCAATATTATTTTCTTCACAATACTGGATTAATGAGTCTATAATCAAGCCATCATTAACCATAGCCTTAGCCTCAACCTCTTTTCTAATATGATTGATATCCAAAAATATGCTTGAATCCTTCAGGAGATCTTCCATCAAAACACCCTCAAAAGTATGGTATCCTCATTACCTCTTTTTTGCAGAGGTGCTGATGATGATTTCATTTCTTTCCATTGGTTATTAATATAACGCTTTCCTTCTTTATTTAATACATTTAGCATGTTAGTTTTTCTTCCGATACGTTTGGTCTCAGACTTATCTTCATCGACATTATACACCGATGTCCCTCGAACAACAAATTTTTCATTTGTCTTGGGGAACAGGCGAGTAACGGTCTTGTATTTCTTATTATAGAGGATAATTTCCTCCGCTTCGAGAATTCTGACCGGGTCGAATGATACCAGATTCGTTTCAGTATCATGCTTCAAATACTGAAACGATGAGACCAACTTTGACTTGTCAATTGCCTTCTTTTTACGAGGTTTTCTCGTTTTCAGTTTGTTATCACAGAATCTGTCAATATCAGAAATCAGATTCTGGAAAAAAGCGCAACGGGCGCGCTTTTCAGCCAATGTCATATGTGCATAACCCTCTTTCAACTGGGGGTCTTTTCCTTCAACAATCAGCTTCCATTCTTCTAACAAAGGCTGATAGTAATTTTTAATCTCAATGGCGGTTGGTCGAGAGATTTCTTGACCAAGGATATAGTCATACATTTTAAACAACGGATCACCAACATCCACAATCCGTTCAAGATCGCCAATAACCGATTTCTTTTGTGAAGAAATGACTTTACTTTCTTCTTTGAGAGGTGGTTCATAACCCTCAAGCTGTTCAAGCATCCGTTGAACATATGAGTCGGGGAGAATATAACCCTGACTCAAGAGGCGAGCTGTCCATCCCCAATTAAGGGATGGACATTGGATCTGGTTGTATTTCTTCACCAATTTCGGATGATAAATAGTAAGCCACTCAACCAAATATTCCTTTGATTCCTCTGGTGAGAGCATGTAATTATACCAATTATAAGCTCTCCCAATATCAGAGTCAGATAGCTCTTTTTGTTCAAACTTTGGTTCATCGCCAAAGTATTTCATATTAATGAGGAAGACCTCACCCCGAGTTTTCCGGGGTTTGTTTTTTAATTTTTTAACGATTGATCGTCGAGCCATTTGTCTCCCTCTCTATTATTCGTCTTTATAAGAGATTAGAGGATTGTCAAGGTTTTCCTTGCCCCTTATATGGCTTCCAAGCCAATTTCTTACTCTTATTCTTAGGTCTCGATAAAGACGAATTACCGATTGAGGTTGTCTTTCGAACAACCTTATGATTTGGAATTTCCTTACGAACCATTTATTTTACTCCCATGGTAAGTTTATTAAATTTTCAAAATAAGCCCTCGTGGCTTCCTTGCCTAAATTATATACTCTTATGTTATGGTTCCTAGCCACTTTTATGGCAGTGGCTGTTCCACCAATATCTCGCCCGTCTTTCGTCCAACATACCAATAGTTCAGACGGGGAATCACAATTAGGACCAAGAACCTGATGCACGTTCCGTGCATGAAGTTTTCTTCCTGCTGAAGTTAACGTATTCCAATGTGAATTGTCAAGTGTTCTTTCAGCTATCTTCAAAGCCCTAACAGAAGGATCAATAAATAAACTATCAGAACCGTTAAACCCCTTCCAAGGCAGATAAATCTCACATTTCGATTTATCTTTTAAACCTTTGTAAAAGGCTGTATCTGCTCCAGCAGCGCAGCCAGAACGGAGGATAAACCCTTTATTTTCCATAAATAGAGCGAGCTTACTTATTAAACAACATATAGAGTCGGGAGTATTTCGACTCCCAACTCCCGTATAATATCTCACGAAACCTCTTCCTGAAGTTCCGTTTCAGACTTACGATGGTAAGTCCGAACCTTTGTCGCCATCGCCGAAGCAGGCGTCTTTCCCTGACGCACCCTCATGTAAAGCGTCATATACGAGGGAGCCTTTTCACCCTTCTTTTCCGCCATCTTAACAGCGGCTGAAAGATATTTCTTGAAAGAAGGGTAGGTAACCGCACCGACCTTCACGGAACGTCCTTTGTTAGCCATTTTATTTACTCCCATAGTTAAGCTCTATTCACAATACCAATATATAGAAATTTTATAGAATGTCAAGTGAATTTCAAAATATTTCTATAATTATCACTGATCGGATTTATTCAAAGGATGTGTTAAGACGGTCAATCAGCCCGTCGACCCCATAGATCTGGAAGTTGCGCTGGATCTCGTAGAACTGCTGGCGGGAGTATCCCATCACCGGTTCATCCCCGTGCGTGCGGGGGAACGCATCTTCTCATCCGTGGTCATGTCTGTTCCGATCTTCGGTTTGAATGGACGTCTCGACAATGCCATCAAACCCGTTCGAACGCGGACCTACAAGCTATACACAAAGGATTCAAATAAATAAGTAAAAGGAGACATATGAATGGATACCAATTTTCTATATGCTAATAGATTTAAATTAATCATGCCCCGTGCACCTAACTTGGAATTTATGTTGACAGATTTTACGATACCAGATGTAGCGTT